AAGAAAAATAAAGAAGTAGCCACTGTGTCCGATGGAATGAAAAAGAAGGAGGTTGAATCAACACGCGATTCTGATGTGAATGCGGGAACTGTTGGAACATTCACCGTTCCAAGAATCAAATCAATCACTGAGAAGATGCGTATGCCAAAACAAAAGAAAAAGGGTGTTCTCAACTTGGCTCATTTACTTGAATACAAACCAAGCCAAGTCGACATATCGAATACTCGTTCAACCCAGGCACAATTTGACAATTGGTATAGTGAAGTTATGAAAGCATACGATCTACAAGAGGAGGCAATGGGTACAGTGATGAATGGCTTAATGGTTTGGTGCATTGAAAATGGCACGTCCCCAAACATTAGTGGAACATGGACCATGATGGATGGAGACGAACAGGTGGAATTCCCATTAAAGCCCGTGATAGAGAATGCTAAGCCGACTTTTCGGCAGATAATGGCGCATTTTTCTGATGTGGCTGAGGCATATATAGAAATGCGCAATAAGCAAGAACCATACATGCCACGATATGGTTTGGTTCGAAATTTACGAGACATGGGTCTGGCTCGATACGCATTTGACTTCTATGAAGTCACATCGCGTACGTCAACACGTGCTCGCGAAGCCCATATCCAAATGAAAGCAGCAGCATTGAAATCTGCTCAAACAAGGCTATTTGGATTGGATGGTGGCATAGGAACACAAGGAGAAAACACAGAGCGCCACACCACTGAAGATGTGAGCCCCGACATGCATACCCTGCTTGGGGTCAGGAATATGTGACTGATGTGGTCTCTGGGATGAAATATTATTATATGTAGTATGCAATATATAGTATGGCTTTTCTCGTTCCAGTCTTTATATTAATGAGAGTAACTTAAGTAAGTAATTTGTACTTCAAGGATTAATTAAGGTGACTCTCTGACACTCTCAGTGAGGTGACTTGTTTAGTCTGAGTTTACTTATTGTGAGTATAAAGAATCTCTCAGAAAACGAGAGTGACTTCTAGACACACTCTAGGAGGTGATCG